CCTCGTTCGGTTCATACTCCCCGATTTCGTAGAGTTGGTAGTCGTTCGGGTACTTCGAGAATTCCGAATTCGGGTCCTCGCACGCTTTCACGAAGCCCCGTTCGGCAAGGCCGACAGTCCGAATGGACATGGGCGCTCCGAAAGAATCGCCCTTTACGTCCCGCACAGCGAACAGTTTCATCATGTGTTTAGTTTCTCCAATTTACGATTTTTTTCCGCCAATTTGGCTTTCGCAACCGCCGCACGGACGACTAAACGCCGCGCATTCCGCGAAGGGGCAATTTCTATTTCCTGCCCCTTATAGACCCACTTTTCCAGATGGTCGGCAGCCGCCTCCCGGCGCGCCTTTATTTTTTCGTATTTTTCCGGTTCCGATTCTTTGTAAAGATTTGAATAGTAACGGGGAGGCCTGGCAGTTTTACCCCGCACAATGACTTCATCCGAGGGGAAAACGTCCCCATTAAATTTTTCGTACCAAGTTTTCCCCACACCCGGACGCCGAGACATACAGAGGAATTCGGGCTTGCGCCCTTGATAATGTTGATCCGCAGACGGCCAAATTCGTCCGTCCACATCACGATATTCATGTTTGTTGGTAATTTTTTTCGTTGCATAATTCGCAACATAACACGCGGACTCGAAGGTAACCGATCCGATTTTACACATACCGGGATCGGCAAGACCCCAAATTTTGTCCAGGGTTTCGGATTCGAACAACGGATTTACCCCACCGGAGACTTCCTTTTTGTCTTCGAAGTCGTGCCCGAAGATAATTAAATGATAATGGGGACGCGCCAGTTTTTCCCCATATTCCCCACAGAGAAAAAACCGGATTTTTTTCGGTTCAAGTTTTTTTCGGAGTCTTTTTAGGAACCGCTGAACGTCATCAACGACGAGCGTTCCATTAGCCGGAAGATTTTTAGGATTATAGGTCAACGTCACGAAGCAGTTTTGCTCGTGCATTTTTGTTTCGTGCATAATCCGCACGGCCCATTGCCGCGCCCTTTCCAATCGGCAACCGATACAGCGCCCACAAGGAAGCGAGAGAGCAACACTTTTGGGTATATGAGTTTTTGAAAAAGACAAATTTTTCCCCCCCGGTCCTTTTACAAGCTGAGCCCGGAGGGGAGTGAAGCACGGCATTAGGAACCCCGACAAGGCGGGGGGGTATGTTTATCACAATAGAACCGCCCCTCCTTCGCCCGGACCTTTCGGCACTCGGCACAATTCACAACCGAATACCCCCCCGCATAACGTAAGACGAACCCGACGCGAGGTTATTTTTCGGATGAACCCGAGAATTTCGGGCGAAGTTCCGCTTCGAGGCCTTGCGGCCCATCTTCCAACGCTTAGCCATTTTTTTTCACCTCCTGTTTTTCCGGAAGTTGTTTGCGGCCCAGCTTGCGCTTAATGACCGCCCGAATCACTTCAACGAAGAGATCGAGAAAAAAAGGCACCAAGATAGTTTTCATGACCAAAGTGTAGCAGACAGCCTCGCGGCTGTCAAGAGAGTGACCCCATAGGTGTCACTCAGCACAATTACATCAAGTAGAGTCTTTGTGCTACCCCCCACCGCCCCCCCGCTAGCGGGGGGGAGATATGGGCCTAAAAGGCCCAAGATTGAGTTATAGGAGTATTTTCGGGGGCTTCGCCCCCGGACCCCGGTTATTGGGGGGCTCCGCCCCCCTGACCCCCTTAGCGGCCTCCTACATCATTATACGCACGCACGAAACGCGCACGCGCACAAGGAGAGAGGGAGGCCTTTAAGATTAAAGATTTAGAGATTTTAAGATTAGATTTTCCGGCGGGTATCCGCCGGGTAGAGTCCTGCGCCCGTTATAATAAACGGGGCAAGGACCAGAGAAAAGAAGAGGCCCCCTTTCGGGGGCCTCTAATTTTTTAGCCGTAGGCTTTTAAGCCGGAGGCTTTTCCGCCGGAGGAGCCGGCGGCGGCGGCGGAGCCGCCTTTACGAGTCCGAGATCCTCAGCCTCTTTCCGGTTGGCAGGATCTTGGAGAAACTCCACGAACTGCACCGGATCGTTCTCGAATCGAGAACGAATTTTTGCGGGGAGAGAAGCAAAGGCTTCTTTACCCGCCAACGAACGCCGCAGCACATCGCCGAAGTCCCCGATTTGGGTGACATCGGCGAACACGCCCCGCGCTTGTTCGTTGACGTTCGGCAGTTTCCCCGTTCGCAGGAAACGCGCGACGATTTGGTTAAGATCGGTTTCCTCACGGAACTCCTGTTTACACTTGGAGTCCGTTCCGGTTTCCGTTTTGTAAACAACTTTCGACCCAACCTTGTGGTTGGCATAGATTTTCCGGTTCATCATTCCCATTACTTTTTCCTCCATTCATTGAATTCTTCGCGCCCAGTTTTTTCGTGGCGCTCAAGTTTCCAATCCGCCCAAGGCGGAAGGGGAACCTTTTTGTTCGGAGCGGCCGTTTTGATCCGCTCGAGCATTTTATCGGAAAGTCCTTGGCCGAACTTGATCCACGGAGCCACCATGTCCGATTTGGACGCTTCCCTTTCGGCGATACGCGCTTGCGCCTTCGCCGTTCCAGTTTGCGCTTCTATCAGCTTTTTCGTGTTCCTTTTCACGTTCGTGTCGGCCTCGAGATTATCGAGATTCGCTTTCAGCATTCCGATTTCACGAGCAGAGGACGCTAGGCCCTCCATCGTGTTTCCGACTTGACCCATCGCGCCGGAAGGGGTGGAAGCTCCACCCCCCCCGGCGGACAGAACCGGATTCAGTCCGGCGGCTTTCAAGTCAAGGACCTCACGTTGATGAGCCGTGTTGCTCATCTGTCTTTGAAAGTCCATCTGCTTGTCAGCCATCCGTTCCGACGAGTCATTGGCCATTTTTTGGCCAATTGCACTCGCGCCTCCACCAAGGAGGCTACCGATTGCCGGACCCAACAGCGAAGCGGCGATCGCCCAGCTCAAAGGCGATCCCCGAACCCGGGCACGGCGAAGACAGGCAACGGCCGCGCATGGATGTAGGTGAAAAAGGCATCCATGAAGAAATGAGGCTCCGACGGAACCGCCACCACGCGATCCACCGGAGTATCCTCTTCAATGAAGGCCGCATTCAGCGTAGGCTGCGCGCTGAATTCCTGGGAAACGTGCCAAGTATCCAACGGAGCGGAATACGCAGGGCGGAAAAGCCCCGTGATCATCGAGGGCTTATACCGATATTCGGCATACCGTTCTTGGTAGCCGAACACCCCGCTTCTTTGGTTGGCGGCGGTTCCGTCCGCCAAGTCGTTGTAGATTTCCTTGTTGAGAACCGCCTGCTCCCCAAGATGGTTGAAGGCAGGCCAAGGATAATCGTACCTCGTTGAACGGGACCACATCCGTCCGAGCCCTTGGGAATAGGTCAGGTCGGCCCGAACGTTCGCCAACCCGATGATAATCCCATGTTCGACGAACGATTTGTTGAACCCGTGCCCGTTGACCGATGCCGTTCCAAACGCCGCCAATTGTCCCTGCGGATTTGATCCGGAAGTCGGCGAAGTTTGCGGAACCGGATGAACGTTGATCAACGTCGAACCACCCCCAAGGTACTCCGGCCTCTGAAGCCGGAAGTCGGGAGATTTGACCCCGAATTGAGAAGCCAAAATCTCAATGTACCGAGTCCCCCCACGAGCGTCCCTTTCCAAAAGGACTTGAGTCTGGAACGCTTCGCGCAAGGCATTGACCGTGAAGGCCGCCACGTTCGAAAGATTCGCTTCCAAACGCCCGTTAGGATCGTACACGACCGCGACGTCACCATCCACTTCTTTCACCGTGCCGTCTTTCGCGGCTATATGCGAACCGCCCGTTTTGGTCGTGCCATCGGCGTAACCTTTCCACGACGGAAGATTCGTGCTTTCCGTGTGCGGAACCAAGACCACCGGAGCCGCATCGGAAAGACCAAGCGTTACGGCATCCCCTTTCTGCGGCCACGGCAACGCCGAAGTAAAGTAATCGTGCCGTTTGCCCCGCTTTTTGAGCACGTAGTCGGCGTAAGTATCCGGTCCGTCGTCAACGTCAACGACGAGGGAATCCTGCAAATTTTGGTCCCGAAAAAAAGTATTGTAGACCAAATTGTACCCCCGGAAGTGAAACGCCGCAACGCTGAACCCGTTCGTTTGATCCGTCGGAATTCCGAAATAGTCGGCCAGAGTCCCGACTTCGGGACCACCCGCCGCCATCGGAATCGTCGGGACCGTGAAACTGATCGAGTCCCCCGGGTCCGTCTGCGCTCCGCAGAATTTTTCCCAATTGGTCCACAGCAACCGATTGGGAATGTAGAAGAAGAACGTATCCAGATACAAGTTGTCCATGATCGGCTTGATCGGAGTCGTCATACGGACGAAAGCCGACAACCGACAATTCAACGTGTCTCCGGGTTGAATTTCGTCTACCAGGATGGGGATTAGGTAGTTCGCGTCGAACGTCGTTTTGACAGAATGCGACCTGTCAAATTTTGAACGTTCGATGTTGATGGTCGGCACCCGAGAGAACGAATGGGCCATGTTCGTCGGGCGATTGCTTGCGGGTCCTGAGAAGTTCATCCTTTCACCTCCACGCCAGGAAGTTCCGGCTCCCGCTGGAGCCGGGCCGCTTTCAGTTGATCAACCGCCGCCGAGGCCGTCATGACGAGAATCGGCAGACCGTGCCCGACGAGCCTTCCCTCGTTCGGTTCATACTCCCCGATTTCGTAGAGTTGGTAGTCGTTCGGGTACTTCGAGAATTCCGAATTCGGGTCCTCGCACGCTTTCACGAAGCCCCGTTCGGCAAGGCCGACAGTCCG